CTCTTTATTTAAAATGATTAAAGATTTTACTCCTGCAAAGTCTAGTCTTTCAACAGGAGTAGTAATTAAACAACACTTACTTGAAAGAAATAAACAAAGACCTGCTCAAGTTGAAGTTTCCAAACATGATTATAGCGGATCTATAGAGTCTGGTTTTATAAGTGGAAGTAGTGGTGGGGTTTATAATGATTTAAAACTGGTTTCACCTCAAGTAACTCAAAGTTGGGCATATTCTGTTAATACTCAATACGGACCTCAAATTATAACTCAATCTACAGAAGATGAATTTTATAATGGAGAATTAAGTGGAAGTAATTTTATTGCTACCGATGGAGAATTAAACGATGAAAACCCTTCAAAATATCCTTCTACCCTAGAAATAAATTACGATATTATATTTTATACCGGAAGTGTAACACCTCTTAATATATTTACTGATATGAATACTTCCCCCAATCAGGGAGAAATATATTTATGGTATGATACAGGAAGTTATATCAGTCCTACTACATCCCTTCCCCCAGGAAGGGGATAATAAATTAAAAAAATTTATAAATAATGGCATCTTCACCCCCAAATCCTAATTATGGTCAAACTTTTACGAAAGGAGTAAAATATATAAAAATCCATAAATTAGATAAAAATGGGGAAAATTTTAGCCAAAGGTTGTCTTTAGCAGACAATCTAAGAATTAATTATCCTGATGTTGGGGTAACTCAGTATAATATTTTAACTACCCAACAACAAGGAGATTTTTACTTATTAGGGATTATTCCTAGTGAAACTACTTCTTCTATAAATGAAATTTTAGATTTTGATTTTACGGCTAGCACAACTTTTAATTTTACAGATACTATTGTTACTGCTGATTTAAATTGGAATACTAACTCAGATACTTTAGGTTATTTTGATTCCCCAACAGGATATTATACTTTTGGAATTACCCCTAATATCCCATTAAAAATTACTCTTAAAGGAAGTATAACCAATTTATCTAGTACTAATTTTTATGCTATATATTATAACACTTCTGAGGGGGGGTTTGTGGTTACTTCGTCTTTGATTAATAATGCTACTACCGATCTACTTAATTTTTCCTTTATAACCACAGGGTCAGGATTAGATACAGGGTCAGTTAGAGAAAATCTTCAACATTATATTGTTCTTCAAAATAATCAAGGAACATTACTTCAAACTTCGCTTTCATGGAGTATTGAATTAGCTAAACCTAACTCGGCCACCCCAACAACTGAAATATTAGTTGGCATAACCCCAGAGACGGCTAATTTTGACTATTCTGATTATAATGCTATATTGGGGAATGCAACTTCTCCCCAATTTTCAACTACATATCAAAATGTAAGTTATGATAATGGAACATTAGCTCCTACTAATTTAGATTATATAATAAGTGGTACTGCTGAAAGAGCCTTAATCCAAGATTCAAACTATTCACAAAATTCTTGGATTAATAGTAGGTATAACGGGACTCGTGTATCTTCTTTAGATTTTAATTCTTATACTAAACTAACAAAATAATTTTTAATTTATGGGTGTTAATCCTCTAAATACTCTCCCAGCTACTTATAGAATTCCTTCAGAATTTGTTAATGAACCTATAAAGGGAGCATTAGGAGGATTACCTGTAGCTGAACAAACTCAAAATTATTTTGTAGTATTTAAACAAGTAGGTGGAACAGGACCTGAGATTATAGGAGAAACTGCTTATTTTATTACTTATTTAGTTGACTCCCAAGGTAATGTTAGTAAACCTGCAGAGGATGGGGATGCTTTAAATAACTTAATACAAAATTTTCCTGTGGGTAGAAATTGTATAGTAAGACAAGATGCCGCTTCTTCTTTAAATAGTATATTAGCAGGAAAACAAAAAATAAATGCTATAGGAAGACAACTTCCTATATTATACACCCAAACTGGATTTTCTACTGGGAGTTGGTCTAGTGCTATTTCGTTTAGCTTAGCAGATGGAGGAACCAATAACATAAACCCCGACAGTGAACTATTAGATTATAGAGGGAATATGACCAAACAAAGTGCTGTAGTTGGTATTACAGCAGGTAATATAACAGGATATAGTAGTATAACATTTTCCCCAGATGCTTCGGCCGCTGTTTTTGATACTACTAATGGAACCTATATCATAACTCCTGATACTGAGTTGACATCTTTAACTTTTAAAATTAGTTTTAAAGTAACTAATACATTTGGATTTACCAACGTTTTAGGACAAGATTTTAAATTAGCTTTAAAAGTAGACAATGATAACACAGGATATTCTGAACTGGCTACTAAAACATTTTTTGTTCCCTCAGAAGAAAGTATAATTGATTCATTTGAATTTAAAGTTGGTGGATTTGCATTAACCAATGATGGTATCGATCCTAAATTTATAATTAGTTCTCTAACAACCAGCTCAGCTTTAAAATTAGAATGGATAAATTTCCAGGTTTATGGCCAAAATCCACCTCCTCAAATCCCATCTTCTCCTGCTAGTTCATACTGGAGTACTGGGACGGCATCCCCCTCAGGGCAGTGGCTGACTGCTTCTTCTTATATATCTATGAATTATGGTAACACCCAAATTTCATCTTTTATAACTGAAGAAGCGGAAAGTGGGTTTAATTTGTCTCCAATAGTAACCCCATTTATACCTCAAGTAGGGGATAGAATTAGATTTGAATATAATAAAGCTAAAGATTATTATATATATGAAGTTATCCCTCCTTCAGAAGATACTCAAAATAAGTTAAAAATTAGAATTAATGATTTTATACCAACTAATACAGTATTAAATAATTTTATTCTTCATAGAACCGACTTAAAAGACCCAGCATATATTATACTAGATGTAGACAAAGATGATTCTGTAGAAAATACCCAAGATTTTAACGGTATAATCCTTCCAGAATATCCATCAGAAGAATTACTAAAAAATTTAGATAAAATAATAGTAACTCTGAAAAAGGATGGAATAATAGTAGATGTTCAGTCTTAAGGTTATTTATATTTATAGCCACATATTTATACAAAAATAAAATGGGATTTCTAAACAATTCAGTAGTAACAGTAGATGCTATACTAACCAATAAAGGTAGAGAACTCTTAGCTAGAGGAGATGGTTCCTTTAAAATAACCCAGTTTGCTCTATCTGATGATGAGATTGATTATTCTTTATACAATCCTACCCACCCTTCAGGAAGTTCTTATTATGGGCAAGCATTAGAAAATATGCCCCTTTTAGAAGCATTTCCTGAGACTACTCAAAATTTAAGATATAAATTAGTTACTTTGCCTAGAGGAACAGCTAAAATGCCTGTTCTTGATATTGGCCAATTAGCAGTAGTATTAAAACAAGGAGCTTCGGTTGCTATTACACCTCAAACTCTTAATTATCTTGGTAATAACCAAGTTTATGAAAGTAGTGGTTACACAGCTACTATAGCAGACGTAAGAGTATTAAACACATTTAATGGGGTTGGTGTAAATACAGAACAAGCTAATCAATTAAATCAAACTCAAACTTTGGGTACTAATGTTTCTAAAACTGTGGTAGGTACTACTATTAATTTAACCGCTACTACAGTTAATACTTTATTTGGAACTAATTCCCAATTAAATACTACTCTCCAAATTGTAGGTAGAGATAGTGGGGCAAGAATAACAATCCCGGTAACAATTACTAAAACATCATAATATAAAATATGTCATTTAAAAGATTAGATCCTGAGGATTTTTTGATAAGTGCTGATAGTATCACAGCAGGGGCTTGGACTAACAATGTTCCTACTTTAACCCAATTTTTTACTTCATCAGTTCAAGTTAGTTCTACTAGTGGTAACTATTATATTAATGCGTATCAAACAGGGTCTACCTTATCTGATGCCGAAATTCAATTTAATATAGCTTTTGGGGACTCTGCTGGGTCTGGTTCAGTTTTATATGACCCCGGAATTGATGGTAGATCTTATACGTCTACAATATTTGGTCAATTTCAAAATATTATTTTAGGAGATGAAAATAGTAGCTTTGCTTTTGGAGGAATTACCCCAGTAACACAAAGTTTTTATGCTTTAACTATTAATAGAGCTAGATATAAGGGAAGTTTACTTCCCGGAACATTAGATCTGAGAATAGAAAGCAGCAGTGTATTTGATTTAAGACTAACTGATAATAGTAATGATAGTACTACAGTTTCCTTTAATGAAGCTGGGAGGGTTTATCAGATAGTTTCAGGGTCAGGAGGAAGAGCTATCGGAGCTGCTTCTACCCCAGCAGGTGCCGTAGCTAACGGAATGACCGCTTCCGGATCTTATGGTTTATTTCTTCCTGATATAGGGGTAATTTTATTAAATGCTTCGGCACTAGATTTAACAGGATCAGATGGTGGAGTAAGATTACAAACCCAATACCAATCTAACACCGATAATAGTAATCCTGATAAATTATATTCTAAAATTTCGGCCTCAGCATATTTTACTCTTAATAGCCAAGAAAATATAACATCAGATTATATTTTTGTTAGAGCTAGAAATTCTGAGTTTAATTATTCTGAAAACCCTTCATTTATCTCAGGGTCAACTGGGGAAGTATTATATAATTCATTTATTAATGCTCCTCAAACTTTTGTAACAACTGTTGGTTTATATAATGATTCTAATGAATTGTTAGCTGTTGCTAAATTAAGTAAACCACTTAAAAAAGACTTTACTAAAGAAGCTCTTGTTAGAGTTAAATTAGACTTCTAATGAATGAGCTACATAAAATCCTTCACCAGCCAAGATATAATTGTAACTCCGTTTACAATTCATAAGGTTTTTTCCTATTCAGGAACTCCCCCTAGTACTAATACTGAGGGGGTTTTTGTAGTAAATGGTGATAATGAAACTTATCCTTTAAGTGAGGGGGGTGAAGGAACAGGAAGTGCTGTTTTAGTATATAACGCTATTAAACAACTTTATTATTCTAATTATTTAGAAGATGGAAAAAATGGAAAAGTATCTAATTTAGGTACCGCTAGTTTCAACCCTGATGGGACTGTAACTGGTCCTGCTTATACTCCTAATTACATTAATAATATTCAATCTATAGATGAATTAAGATATTTTCCCACTCAAAGCGGGACTAATCTACTCTCAGTTTTATCTATACCTTCTAAGTTATTTGGGATTTATGTAAAACCTGGGTCTTATTCAGATGATACTATGATTGATGATGGGCAAGGTAATTTATTAAGTGGTTCTACTAAAGTAGGAAATATTATTTATGAAGCAGGCTTAGTTATATTTACCGAGAGTGGTTCGGGTGCTATTAATAGTTTTAATAACCCTCAATGGGAATCTTCAACAACATTATATGAAACCCAATATAAATGCACCATTAGAGCCAATGAATTTAATTATTCATTAAATCCTAGTTTACTTACTACTTATGGTTCCGGTTCAATTTTAGCTTCAGGAAGTGCTACCTATAAAGATTTTGTAACAGGATCGGATTTTTCACCTTTTGTTACAACTATAGGATTATATAATGATAATCAAGAATTATTAGCGGTGGCTAAATTAGCTCAACCCTTGCTTACCTCTCAAACTACAGATACAACAATTTTAATAAACTTAGATAGATGAATTGGTTATTAAATGGAAAAGAAATCACAGACATATCTCAATTCCCCCCAAATGTTTTCGGTTTTGTATATGAAATAATTACACCCGACGGTAAAAAATATATAGGTAAAAAAGTACTATACCATAACCAAAAACGTAAACTTACTAGAGCAGAATTAGCAGAGCAAACCGGAAGAGGAAGAAAATCATTATATAAAATAATCCAAAAAGAAAGTGATTGGAAATCATATATTGGATCAAATAGTAATTTAAAAAAATTAATTGTTGAAGGCAAAGTTACGAAAGAATCTTTAAAAAGGCACGTTCTTGAATTAGCTTTTGATAAAAAACATTTAACCTACTTAGAAACCAAATATCTTTTTTCTTTAGGAGTACTAGAAAATCCTAATAGTTATTATAATGATAATATATTAGGAAAGTTTTTCACCAAAGACTTTGAATTTTAATCCTTTTTTATTATCATTCCCAGTATGGTAAATCATCTGCTAGTAACTCTAGTTGATTCAGTTTTGGGGAAAGGTAAACAAACCTCACGGGGTAATTACGCTTATCATTGTCCTTTTTGTAAGCACCACAAACCTAAACTTGAAATTAATTTTACGGAAAATAAAAAGGGACATAACCCTTGGCATTGTTGGGTTTGCAACACCAGAGGTAAAACCATCCCTAATTTATTTAAAAAAGTAGAGGCATACGATAAGATTGAGGAAGCAAAACAACTAATCCCCCAAGGATCATTTGTTAACGAAAATATCCCAGAACAAACTTTAAGTTTACCTAAAGAATTTACCCCACTTATATTTAATTCTAATAATATAATGGCTCGTCATGCTTTGGCTTATCTAAAACGCAGAGGAGTTACAACAGAAGATATTATTAAATATAATATGGGATATTGTGAAAATGGAGAGTATAAAAATATGATTATTATACCTTCATATGATTTTCAAGGGGAATTAAATTATTTTACAGCTCGTAGTTTTGAATCTAACCCTTATAAAAAATATAAAAACCCATCAATATCTCGTGATATTGTACCATTTGAAATGTTTATAAATTGGGATAGCCCGTTAGTATTGTGCGAAGGACCATTTGATGCCATAGCCATTAAACGCAATGCGATCCCGCTTTTAGGAAAAAATATTCAAACCAATTTAATGAAAAAAATTATCTCATCTAAAGTAGAAAAACTTTATATTGCTTTAGATAGAGACGCTATAAAATCGGCTCTTAATTTCTGTGAAATTTTTATGAATGAGGGAAAAGAAGTTCATTTAATAGAAATGGATGATAAAGACCCGAGTGAATTAGGATTTATAGGCTTTACAGAATTAATCCAAAAATCTACCCCTTTAACATTATCGGGGCTTTTAACTAAAAAATTTAATTTATGAGTATTATTAAAAATTCGTATGGTCGCATATTAGAAATTTCAAATGACCACCAACAAATCACTCTTCCCGACTCTAGATATTATAGAAGAAATGGACAATATTACCCTTCTATCACATATGTTTTAAGTTATTACCCTAAAGGTAAACATTTCGAAAATTGGCTCAAACAAGTAGGATTTTCAGCAGACCATATCGTTAAAAAAGCCAGTGAAGAAGGTACTAAGGTTCATGAAATGATTGAAAACTACCTTAAGGGTAAAGAGTTAAACTTTTTAGATAAAAACAATACCCCCACCTGTGATCCTGAAATTTGGCAAATGTTTATTAAATTTGTTGATTGGTGGGAAGAATATAAGCCTACTCTTATTGAAACTGAAGTCCATTTATTTTCAGATAAGTATAAAGTAGCAGGTACTTGTGATTTGGTTTGTGAAATAAATGGAGAATTATGGATTATAGATTTTAAAACTTCAAATCACCTTCAAACTACTTATGATCTCCAAACAGCAGTTTATGCCCAATGCTTTGAAGAATGTTTTGGTAAAAAAGTAAACCGTGCTGGTGTGCTGTGGTTAAAATCTTCAAAAAGAGGTTCTGCTAAAGATAAAATGCAAGGAAAAGGGTGGGAAGTATATGAATCCCCTCGTTCAATAGAAGAAAACTTAGATTTGTTTATAACAGTTAAAAAATTATTTGATCTAGAAAACCCCAACCACAAACCAGCATTTACTGAATTCCGCACCACAGCTAAGCGAAATTTATAATATTTATAACAAATATTTTTGCTGTGAAACTATATGATATACTAAAAGAATTAACAACCAAACCTAAGGCTTTAATATTAGCAGGGGCTCCGGGTGCAGGTAAATCGTCTATAATAGGTGATATTTTAAATAATTTTAATCTTAAAGTATTAAATATAGATGATTTTTACGTTCCTGATTTGATTAAAAGAGGAGTATCTCTTGATATGAAAAATTCTACTCCTGAGGAACGAAGTGAGCAAGCCAAAGCAATGCAGTATGCTCAAAAACAATATGACGCTAGTTTTAGTAATGCCATAGAAAATAAAGAAAATATAGTAATTGATGGAACCGGAGCTTCATCAAGAGCTACATTTAATTTAAATAATAAACTTAAAGAAGCAGGATATGACACTATGATGTTATATGTTTATACTTCTTTAGAACAGTCACTTGAACGTAATGAAAAAAGGTTCGAAAAAAGCCAAGGCAAAGATAGAAGCCTCCCACCAGCGATTGTTTTTAGGACTTGGAATTCTGTCACTGACAATTTTAATACATATTTTAATGAATTTGGTAATAATTTTGTAGCAGTTGTAAATGATCCTACTCCTTTTACTGAAAAAAATATTGAAGATATCATAACAAGATATTTAACTCCTTATACTCCTAAAGATACTAAACCTAAAACTCCTGAAGAAAAAGCTAAATCTGATTTAAATAGAGAAAAATTAAATCAACAAGTAGCTAATTTTATAAAACAGGATCAAGTGCAAAAAGTAATAGATAATTCTGTTACTAAAGGTGAAGCTCAATCAAAAATTAAAGCATTTTTATCTCTATGAATAGTCTATCTATTGAATTATTAAAAGGAATTTTAGAGGAAGCAGAATTACCACGCAAAGAAGTAGTAGGAATGTTTGGGGGAGGATTTAAACCTCCTACAATAGGCCACTTAGAAGTAGTAAAACTAGCCCTAGACCAAAACCCAGAAATGGATAGAATGGTTGTTTTAATAGGCAGTGGAGAAAGAGATTCTATTACTCAAAAAGAAGCATTAGCTATTTGGAGAATATATCAAAAATATCTTCCTAAAAAAGTAGAAATTCAACCTTCCCCTGAAGGTAAACCTCCTATTGGGGCTATTTATGCTTACGCTAAAGATAATCCTGAAAAAGATGTATATTGGTTTTTAGGAGCAAGAGAGGGAAATGAAGAAGATGCTCAAGATATATTAAAACGTACTAGGGCCCTCCGTAAGGGAGAATACCCCAATGTTACAGTCAAAACCATATCAACCCCTGATTCGGTTAGCGGAACCAAAACCAGAAAAGCTCTTTTAGCTCGAGATAAAGAAACATTTATACAAGCGTTGCCTGATATTCCTGAAGTAGATGAAATTTGGGATATGCTTTCAAGCTCTATGGGTATTAATGAAGAAAAAAATCCTGTACAACAAGGAGATCAAATTTTAGCTAAAAAAGGAGCTTGTGTTTATAGAAATGGTAAGAAAATTAGTTTAAAACGTAGAAGATTATTTAATGTTTTAGGCAAAGTTGAAAATCGTCTTACATTAGAAGATAATTACCAAAGACAATATTGGGTGTTTGATTATAATACTAATGATACTAAGTGGGATCGATACTCTTCTCCTGAGTTAGAAGAAGAAATTTCTCCTGAGCAAGTTGACCAAGTAGATGCTTTTGCAGACAGACAATTAAAACCTATTGATGTTGATTTAAAAAAACAACACTTCTTTGATCGCTTAAACGACCCTAGAAATGAAAAAGAAATAACCTATTCTGAATTGGTTTCTTTTTTCAAAAAATTAGGTAAAAACAAAAAAGAATTTACTGAATTTTTACGCAAGTATGCTGAAGTAGTAGCTAAAGATGATAAAACGAATATTAATATTCCTTTTGTTCAAGTAGCTAATAAAGCAATTGCTAAAACTATAATGCGTAAAAAAAATTTCCAAACTCCTAGCAAAGTTATTCCTCTTCAAGAGTATAGATACGATCAAGAAGTTTTAATTCAATCCCGTTATATAATAAATCAACTTAAAGCTAATTTTAAAAAGAAGTATACTGAAGAGATTGAAGGGAATCTTGGTAATATTAATTATAATTTAACATTTGAATTTATCCCTTCAAATACTTCAAAATTAGGTTCTCTTCCCTATGTAATAAATGCGGCAGCCGATGAGGATACAGTAGAAATCATTCTTACTTATAATCCTAAATCCTTCCCAGAAAAATATAACGACTTAATAGCAGAATTAAAGGATACTTTACGCCATGAATTGGAACATGTCGCCCAACAAAATTTAGACAAGGGAGTAAATATAGAAAAAGATCAAGATAAACTACCTTTTTATAAGTACCTTACATTAGGATCTGAAATACCTGCTTTTATATCGGGAATATATAAGAGAGCAAAAACTAAAAAAATTCCGTTACAACAAGCTATTGATGATTTCTTTGATGATTATTCTGCTGAATTAAGTGATAAAGAAGAACAATTTGTTAGAAAAGAATGGGATAGATGGATTAGAATAAATTTACCTAAAGTAAAATTAGAGGAAGCTGACCCCAAAACAGGCACAGGTAAAAAACCTAAAGGATCAGGGCGCAGACTTTATACAGACGAAAACCCTAAAGATACAGTAGGAATTAAATTTAAAACTAAAGAAGATATAGTAACTACTTTAAATAAAGATTCTTTTAAATCTAAACCTCACGCACGTCAATCTCAAGTAATTAATTTAATTCACCAAAGGGTTAGGGCTGCCTATCAAAATGCTAAAGATCCTGAAACAAAAGCTAGATTAAAAAGAGGTTTAGATTATATTGAAAAACGCAAAGAAGCCTCTAAAGAAAAAACTAAGCGTTTAAATAAACAAAAGAAAAGTGTTAAAGAATTTCTTTTAGAAGTAATCCCAACAGATATAATCAATAGCTTCGATATTCAGGATACATTAGTCCAAGATGTTTGGGATGGAAAAAAATTAAAACCCGAAGTTAGAGAAAAATTACTTAAAATTGCCCAAGATTTTTTTAATTCACTAGACCTACCTAAAAATATTAAATTAAAAGATATTAAATTAACAGGTAGTTTAGCCAATTATAATTGGTCTAAATTCTCAGACTTTGACCTCCATTTAGTATTAGATTTTTCAGATATAGATGATGATGAAGAGTTTGTAAGAAACTACTTTATGGCTAAAAAAAGTATTTGGAATGATGCGTATGACATTACTATTTATGGTTTCCCTGTAGAAGTTTATGTTGAAAATGAGGGTGAAAGCCATACAGCATCTGGCCTTTATTCAATTTTGAATGATGAATGGATTGTTGTTCCTAAAAAACAGGAAGTAATGATCGACAAAGATGATATTTCTACTAAAGCAGAAGATTATATTTCCCAAACAGAAGATGTACAAGATTTGTATGATGGAGGAAAATACGAGGAGGTAATTACTAAAGTAGATAAAATTAAAGAACGCCTCCGCAATATGCGCTCATCAGGTTTAGAAAAAGGAGGTGAATATAGTGTAGAAAATTTAGCATTTAAAGTTTTAAGGAGAGCAGATATTATAGGTCAATTAAATGATCTAAAATCTAAATCTTATAATACTATGATGACTATAAATGAAAATATGGACGTTGACTCTTTAAATCCTAATATATTATCTTTAACACAGTATATGAATGGTAATGGTTTAAATTTAAAACCCTATCCAAAAGTTAAATTTATCAAAAACGATAAAGAAAACGCTGGGGATTTACTAGGGAAAACAGCTTATTACGACCCCAATGCTCGATTAATTGTTTTATATACTTTAAATAGACATCCTAAAGATGTGTTGCGTTCATATGCTCATGAATTAGTTCATCATCACCAAAATTTGAATGGTACTTTACAACCATTTCAAACACAAAATACTAATGAAGATGGAGATTTAGAACAAATTGAGCGTGAAGCTTATGAAAATGGTAATATTTTATTTAGAAACTGGGAAGACTCACTAAAAAACGGATAAACATGACAACTAAAGAATTTATAGACACAGTAAACGATGAGTTTGATATTGAAACTCTTGAACTAATGCAATCCATTATAGATAAAAGATTAACTCTGCTTAAAACTATGAAAGATGTTGTTACTAAAAAAAGAGTACAAGGGTTTAAAAGATATGACCAATGAATAAAGATAATGTTCTAAAAAAAGAATTCTCTAAAAAAGACGTACAAAGAGCACGTAACCTTATTACAGGTAATAAGGGAGCTCGTACTACTGAGGGAATTGGTTACACTAAAACTTATGACTACCATAAAGAGGGAGACGTGTGGGAAGAAGATGGTAGAACTTGGACCATTAAAAATGGTCTTAAACAAAACATAACAAAATTAGATTCATTTAAAAAAGTAGGTAAATTACCCTTATTTTGTCCTTCTTGTAATAAGTTGATGAAAAAAAATCTTGATAAAAAGGTATTTCCTGCTTACCAAAAATGTTTTGATTGTGTAGTAGATTATGAAGCCAAACTTCAATCCGAAGGTCAATCTCAAGAATATTATTCTGATATGCACAACCAACATATAGATAAGGTTCAAAAAGAATATGAGGCTTTTATGAAAGAAAAAATAAAAGAATCAAGTAATTCATATATTACTGAACGTGGAGATAAAGAAAATTGGAATGGGGGGTTTGATAAAAATTATCTTGAAAATGAACTTCAAAAGGGGCTTGAATTTCTTGAAAATTTAAAGATTAAATAAAGTCATATATTTATTAGTAACATGGCTCAACCCGATAAAATAGATATCCTTACTTTTGATGTTCCTCTTTTTATTCGTCTTTTAGAATATGCTAGAGAGGATGCAAAAACTGATATGGATTTACATAATTTAGCAGATAATGCTATTTCTCTTAGTAAAGAAAAAGAAATTTTAACTATGGGTGATTATAATTCATTAGTTGATTCTTCGTCTGTTAAAGAAGCCATAAAAAGTGTTTTAGAAGCACAAAAAAAACGTGACCGCTGCCTTAGAATAGCAGACCGTAAATTTGACAAACCCTCAGCTTATAAATCAGGTGCTGTAGTTAGGTGCCGTAAAGGTGATATTTGGAAAGACTTAAAAGAAGAAATATTATCTAACTTAACTAAAATAGAACCATATAACGACCCTGATGATGAATATTCTCAAGATTTAGATGGTTACTTAAAAGATGATAATATAGATTGGAGAAAAGAATCATATATAACCTTACTTAACCCCAACCAAATCCAACCATCTGAATGGAACTTTCTATCAGATGATCCTAAAAATCCAAAATCAATAAAATATTCAAAAATTGATCCTTCGAAATTTCCACCTATTTTAGCTCTTAAAACAGGACCTAATGCATATGAAGCAATAGATGGAATACATAGAGTTTATGCTTTTAGACTAAATAATCATATGATACCTGCTATAGTGATTACTCCTAAATTAAAACAAGGATTAAACACTGTTGACACCCAAATGGTAAACTTTATGTTTAA